CTGAAATGTGTCGGGCGGTTTGATGATACCTGGTTTCCATTCGTTCTCGATGCCGCACCGTAATATCCTGATGCCGGAATATCCGGATCTTCTGTCGGCGCGTTAGTGGCGGTATTGACGCCGTTACCGTCTGTCATGAAGGGTACAAAATAAACGCCATCACTCTCCCTGTTTTTGTACGCCCCGTAAATGGTGTTGTACTGCGTGCCGTAGGTGTTTTTCCAGTAATACGTCGTGTCACCACAAATCCACGGCACATTTACAGCACTGCCACCATGACACTGCGCGTTAAACACAGTGAGGTCAGCACGAAACTGCTTCAGCATGGCTGTAAACAGCGCAGGTTGCTGTGCATAGGTGGCGGCGCTCATGTCAAACTCTCCCTGCATCCAGCACACCGCCAGCAACACATTTTTCGGGTTCTTCTGTAATGCAGCTTTAGTGCGCGCAATCAGGTCCTGATATAACGGTTTACCCACACCCCAGCGTGCCGAATCCTGGCTGGCCCCCGTGTCCGCACTGAATGTCCCCTCCGCGCCCTGGGTAAATGCCGAACCACCACGACAGCATGGTACCAGCAGGATCCCCGCATTATTCGGGATATACGGGAGCAGTTTTTTGGCAATATGAAGTCCCTGCCCCACACAGCCATACTGACCTTTGCTCAGATCTGCCCTCGGATGATTCAGCGTACTCATATCCTGCACATCATGCAGGCAGTGGTCAGCCGGGATGATGTCGTTATACGTACAACTCTCTCCACCCGGAGTTACCGTGCTGCGGCGCGCCAGCTGTTTAATGCGCGGATCCGGAGCATCGTAAGAATCCGGTAACGGAAGCCCTTCACCGTAGGCCATGCCGTTGGACTGCCCGGCCAGTACGATGACGTAGTACCAATCCGGCTCAGTTGCACCACTGACCACCACATCACCTTCTGCTGTAATCGCCTGCATCAGGGTATAAGGGGTTATGGCCACCGGACTACCAAACGGCTGCCAGCCCTCTTTCAGTTTGTGTGTCAGCTTTTCCGCAAGGTCTGACGGCGACGCCGCCCTGACAACATCATAGTGTTTAAATGCCATGAATCCTCCCGGCCGGGATAATATTGTGAGTAAAATGAGGAGCGGGCTGAAGTCCGGAAGTTACAGGACAATGGCAGAAGAGAGACAACAGCCCGCAATACGAAAAAGGCCGCGCTATTGCGCAGAGTGATTACTGTCGGATATTATTCGCCAGCTGAAATATTACTTCACGTTTTGTTGTTTATTCCTTGCCGCCCGCGTCTCCCAGCGCGGGCTTTTTTTGTCCATAAGAAAGCCCCTCCGGAGAGGGGCTGGAGAGTGGCGCTATGTGCCATTGCATGGTGCCGGGTGCCTCCCGGTGAATTCAGTACCAGCACCTGAATCCGCGATTATCCCATATACCTACTCGCTGATTGCCCCTCCGCACAGGGGGATTCACCATGCCAGTTTCTTTTAACAAACTCCCCGCAAAACAGACAACTGTCAACCGTCTGAATTGTGAGACATTTAAAAAAAAGGCCCGCAAAAGCGAGCCGGGAAAAATAAGTCTGGCGCGTTGTACTGGATTCGAACCAGTGACCGATTGCTTAGAAGGCAATTGCTCTGTCCGGCTGAGCTAACAACGCAGGGTACAGATAATGGACCGCCATCGAGGACTCGAACCCCGCGCAACCAGCTTCGAAGGCTGACGCTCTATCCCGATGAGCTAATGGCGGTATGTGATATGGTGGCCCTTGCTGGATTTGAACCAGCGACCTGGCGATTATGAGTCGCTCGCTCTCACCACTGAGCTAAAGGGCCGCGCGCAGAATAATAACGTTACGGAATTAATACTGCAATCTCATCCGTTTCAAACGATTAAATCCTGAACTTCCCTGACTGTCTGCTCAAAACGTCCGGTCTCCAGCTCAACACCAATCGCACGACGCCCCAGTGCCATCGCCGCTTTTACCGTTGAACCCGACCCCATGAAAAAATCCGCAACCAGATCACCAGGACGACTACTTGCGCTGATTATCTGCTGCAGCATTTCTGCCGGTTTTTCGCACGGATGTTTCCCTGGATAGTACTGCACCGGTTTATACGTCCACACATCGGTGTACGGCACCTGCACCGTCACACCGAAATACCGCCGCAAATTTTTATATTCACTCAGCAGTTCCGTATACTGCCGGTTCAGCTCACTGTATGTGCTGACCAGCTGGTGGTGTGGCTTTTCCAGTTCCCCGCGCTGATGTTTCTCTTCTGCCACCCGGGCAAACAGCGACTGTAATTTCAGATAATCGCTTTCGTTCGGTAGCTGCCACTGACTGGCACTGAACCAGTGCGGCACCATGTTTTTCTTTCCTGTGGCATCTGCAATCTGTTTTGCCGTTATCCCCAGGGCAGCGCGCGCATCACGAAAGTAAGCAATCAGCGGGGCCATCACATGCTGTTTCAGTGCCCTGCCCTTCGCCTCATACCCGGCATCTTTCGGACGATACGGCCCCTGATAATGTTCCGCGAACAGAATGCGCTCTGTGGCGGGGAAATACGCCCGCAGGCTTTCCTTGTTGCATCCGTTCCAGCGTCCGGACGGCTTCGCCCAGATAATATGGTTCAGCACACTGAAGCGTTCACGCATCATGATTTCGATATCAGATGCCAGGCGATGACCACAGAACAGGTAAAGACTTCCGGCAGGTTTCAGCACCCGCCAGAACTGCGCCAGACACTGGTCCAGCCACTTCAGGTAATCATCGTCGCCCTTCCACTGGTTATCCCAGCCCTCAGGCTTCACTTTAAAGTACGGCGGGTCCGTAACTATCAGGTCAACAAAATTTTCGGGTAACGACCGGATAAATTCCAGGCAGTCGGCGTTGATTAACTCACAACTGGATATTTTTACAGTATTAAGCATGGATCATTAAGCCTGTCTCTGATAGGCTCATTCTGCTTTTGCGCAAAGCAGTGGGCCTGAGGTTTGCTTGTGAACCCAACGCATGAGCAGATGGCTGGTGGGTGCCCCTAACACCCACCAGCCGCCCATTTACCACAAATAAAAAAGCCTTCACTGCGGAAGGCGTCTGTAACAACCGAACTGATAGTCTGCCAGACCCGCCATAACCAGCTGGGTCAGTATTAACTGGCAGCGTTCGCGTGAAAGGTAAGTATTCTGCGCTATCTCCCCGACTGTCGCCGGTTCGGTAACGCTTAATTCATTAAACACCACTCTGGCGGTTTCTGTCATATCCTGCTGTTTTAGCATGTCTTTTTCCTTTTTCCGGTTAACGTGACACACCAATAACTCTTGTCGAAAAAGCCAGCAAGCTGAAAGACAGGTATTCACCGCCACCAGCGCGTTTACTGTACTGACGCGATTTCAGTCATAAAAAACCCGCCAGGCGGCGGGGTGTAAAAAATCTTCTAACGTCAGGCATAAAACGCCCATCGTTAGAGCAAATTTACCACAGATTCGGGAAAAATCAACAACACTATCGCGTTACCCTCTTTAACTGCCGCTCCGCCCATGCCTCTTCAATGTCAAACCGAACCACCAACGTATCGTAAAAGCGTTTCACTGATTTTTTCCACGTATCAAGCGTGATAGCACTCGTCACTTTGCATATGGCATTAAATGCCTCCGTTGATGGTAGTCTTTCACAGCCACGACCACCACAACGCTGGCAGTCTCTGATAACAGGCATACCACGTTTTACCGACTCTTCACGATGAATGGCGACACCACGCCCACGGCAATCCTTACAGGCGGTGGAAACCTCACCCTTTCCGCCACACTCCGGACAGGCAACTTTTACCACCTCCCTGACTTTTTTCCATTCTTCCCAGTAAGACGGATACACACCTTTCGTACACTTTGCCCATACCGGCGGCTTACCATCCGGATACTGGATCTTGTTTGTAAAAACCTCGCTTTCAATAAATTTTTTTCCGTGACAGCAGGAGCACTGTTTTTTGCTCGCCGCGCTACGGGCATAATCTTCAAACGCATACGAAGCCATAATACGCATCACTGCCGGTTTTATTTCTGCCGGGAGTTTTCTTAACGCCGCCACGCGATCACACCGACTGAGTGCATATTCTGTCAGCAATTCTGTTGCCCGCTCTCTGTCATTCATACTAATGCCCATTTTCCCAAGGAACGCAGAAAACCCCATCTCAGCCCGATTCTGTGTCATGCCCTGCGCGGCCATCACATCAGTGATACTCAGCGCATCTTTCGACGTTGAGGCCGATGCATCAGTCAGGCCGGGGGATTTTGGGGAGTAGTATTTCGGTAAATCTTCCAGTTTCATTTTTTGACCTGCCCTTCAAGCATTATGGGGTAAATCTTCACCCCCAGACGTCCACCAGATACTGGCTGACCACGAACGATATTGATTTCATCAAACTGCTCATCGTCCATTAACACTCCCGCATGCGTCAGCGCATCCAGCGGTGCTTTCAGGATATTGTCCAGGTCGCGACGACGCTTATCCGGTAGCTCTGCAATCACCTTTATCGCCAGCCTTCCGGACAGGCTTAATTTCAGCCGCTGCTGGCGAACAATAAGCGCCACAGCCCGGCGATAACGCTTTCCCTCCTCCGAGATAAAATATGTGCTGCCACGGCGTCGCCAGTAAGTGTTCACCGTCGGCGGGTAAGGTAAAACCAAATCTATGAGCATCAGTCACCTCTTTTACCCAAGCACGCCAGTTGCAAAGGCGTGATCAAGAAAACGAAAAATTAAATCAACCTGAGAACCATGCTTTTCTTCGAACGCCAGCGGATCCGCATGAAGCTCGTTGTGATGCTCCCGACACAGCGGTAGCGTGAAAATATCGTGAGATTTTGTCCCCATTCCGCCCTGACCATGACCAATCAGGTGATGGGGATCGTCGGCTGGCTTACCACAACACGCACACGGCTGTGTCTTCACCCAGCGAGTGTATTTCTCGTTAACCCAGCGGCGACGTTTAGGTCGTTTCATGAAAGATTCCGGAGACTCAGGATCAACGGCAATGCTGACCACCGTCTTTTCCTGTGGTGGGTTCTGTTGCTGGTGGGCGTGAGGCAGCGGCGCAAGATTTTTTGTGCGCTGTTTCAGTATGCTGGTGGCGGTCTGCTCTCCCGGTACGATGTCGCTTTCACGGTACATGGAGCGGATTTTTTCCGCACGCAACCCCAGCGAACGACGTAATACCGCTTCCGGTAGCGCGTCCGCCACCTGATTGCGGACCGCCCACCAGGATAATTCAGCCAGAGATAATTCACGCTCCTGCGTACCGCTTATTGCGTGACCGATGACGTCAATCATCCATGCTGACAGGTTTTGATGAGCAAGTTGCTCGAGTGATTCGGATGTCTGGTCACGCAGCTGGTTGTCGCAGTGCCAGCACAACACCATTGCGCCGGTACCGTAACGGTGAATGACGGTTTCGCTGTGATGATAATCACCGTGTAGCCACTGGCAGGATTTCACGTGACGTAATAACCAGTCAGACAGTGCACCAGCGCCACCCGCAGCACGGCTCACCCGCTCATCGCTGAAAAATGGCAGTAGTGATTTATCTTCCGCCAGCGGCTGGTGAACGGCAGGTACAACCCCGGACGGCAGAGCTCGCATGCTTTTTGGTTCCGGCTCCACCAGTATTCTGCCGTTATGGAATGCTGACATTGATTCACGGCCTGGCTTAACGATAACCAGACCGAGTTCCGGTACCAGAACAGGTCGAAGTAATACCCGCACATTACCTCCAGATCCGTTGCTGGAATGTGCGGGACGGACGCGGTGGCCGTTCGGAGTAAGGGAGCCTGACGGAGATTATCCAGTGACGGTAGTCGAGGCTAAGGGCTTTTTTAACCTCGCATCCGCGCCTGCGGTAACACTGAATGAGCCATTCGGCCTGTTCTTCAGTGCATGGGGGATGCTGGTACCAGTCAGATTTGAATGCGTGAAAACACCGTCCGCGCCTGCTGGCAAAGACGGCAGAATCATCAGAATTGTATAATTTGGTATCGTGCGCCATCGGTTGTCTCTGCTGGCGCAGCAGGTGCCAGTTGTTCAGGCTGGCGTGCGAATTGTAAACCAGAATGCCAGGAAAAAACAAAACCCGCCGAAGCGGGTTAAGTGCGGGTGCGTTGAGGATGCCTGATTCATCAGAGGTGGCGAGGGATTTCTCCCTCGCCGGGTCTCTTACTCCTCAGGTTCGTAAGCTGTGAAGACAGCGACCTCCGTCTGGCCGGTTCGGATTCGTACCTCGCAGAGGTCTTTCCTCGTTACCAGTGCCGTCACTATGACGGTGATACAGATGACGATCAGGGCGATTAACATCGCCTTTTGCTGCTTCATAGCCTGCTTCTCCTTGCCTTTCGGCGCGTAAGAGGCTAACCTACATATGTCTAGCATGAAATTGGCCTCAGATTAATGTTAGGCGTCTTGCAGGACGCGTAATGTTAACTGGGGCTTTTCTCTGTCTGCCTTACGGTGGCATGCCCGAGGCAGACAGCCTCAAGCACCCGCAGCAATTCTACTTAACTCTCGCTTTACCGCAAACCGTTTTTACCCGATATGGGAATTCCCATATCGTAATGAATTCAGTTCCCTAGTCGATCCATCAAAAACACAACCAGGCAGTAAACGCCCACAACAGCAATAACAGCCAGAGCACCTTCCATTGCCAGTGAAATATCATCCGACATATTCCCTCCTTTGGTGTGAATCCCGGCGAACGTTTTTACCCCCACCGACAAATAACATATACTAAAAAATCAATAGCTATAGCAACGCCTGTAATTGCAAAGGCTTCAGGCCAGATCATTGGCGCACCTCCTGCGGCGGTTCTGGTAGCGGCATCCAGTCGGTTACATTGCGGCTCTGTGTTTCGAAAAATTCATCACCATTACGGACTACATCAAAAAACTCACCGTCTCGATATTGCGCATAAAGAACGAATGCGCCATCACATAAAATAATTACGTGCTGACCATCATCCGGCATTCGCTCACTACAGCTTATCCAACCATCCGGAGTTACCGGATAGTTGGTTGACGTTTCCGAGATTTCCCGAAAATTATTGGTTGACGAACCCTTATTTTCCCGAAAGTTTCCAGCCTGAAGCATGGCGGCGCTGTCTGGCGGGGCAGCATATAGCGGCACGTATATTTCCGGTTCCTTATCAGCACCGGGTTGCTCTTCCAGTGAGAATGTCTTTCCGGTAAATCGATTCATATAAAGCACGGGCTCTGCTTCCAGCGAAGCCTGAGCAACAAGGGCCAGTGCTAAATCCAACTCAATTGCCTCGAGAGAATTTTTGAATACTGTCTGTTTTACTGCAAATTTCATCGCCTTTACATTTTCACTAACATGACTGATTAACTGCTCTTTTGTAAAAGTGGTCATCTCATTCTCCTTTGATGCGAATGCCAGCGACAATTGAAGCCTGATAGCTAATTCACTCACAGTACCGCCTCCTGAAAATTGCCCTGATAGAACGCCAGTACACGCAGCATAACTTCACTCTTCCGGCACTCGCCACAGATTATGTTCTGTTGTCTGTCGTAGCGGCGTATTTCTCCGTCTGGTAACTTTCGAATCAATGTCTGGTCGGTTGCTTTCTCCGCTGCCTTACGCCATACGCGATACACCTGTTCTGATGTAAAAACACCGTATTTACCGGGCATGTATAAATCGCCACAAGCCAGTACATCCACAAGGCAACGTCTGACTGAATGCCAGCCTGCTCCCGTCGCTCTCTCCAGTTGTGATATCGTCATGCGTTCATTTTTGCGTACCAGCCCGATAATTCGGGCCTTCAGTTCTTCACGCTGTTCGTGTGTAAAAGGTTTCGCCATAAGCGCCTCCGGCTATCACTTTTCCGATACAACACGGCGGGAAGAATCAGTAATCTGTCGAACAATATCCCGGTGCTTGTTCAGCTCCCGCAGCGCGGCGCAGACTCGCTCCCACTTCTGAACATCACTTTTCGCCCTGCGCAGCGCCAGGTTTGCCCTGCGCAGGGACGGAAAAATCAGCTCATCTGCTTGCGTTTCGGTAAACGATAGCAACGGCTGCACAATGTCCGCCACAGTTTCTGTTTTAATTTCTTCCTGTGTTGCGGCTTCCCGGACTGGTAACGCAGCACCTGCTGGCTGAGGAAAGGCCTTACCATCATTTTTCGTTACCGGCGCGGCTTTCGGATCTGCTGGTAAATTACCCCCCGACATGCAGTAACGAAATTTACCGTTCTGATTAACGCGTGCCAGCCGCCCCGTTGCGGTTACCACCGCCAGCGTGGAAGCAACCTTGCGAGTACTGACGCCGAACTTACCCGCCAGTTCCTCACACGTTTTAGCACCATCCTGACCGATAAACTCAACCATCATGTCTGCGGTAACTTTTGGAGCGACCTCTTCGGTTACCACATCCGGCGCTTCAGGTTGTAGTGCCTGCCCTTCGGTTACCCCGGCTTCACCTTCGACAGCCAGAAACCAGGTGTGACCCGTTTTATCAACAACGCCATTTTTTTTGAGTTCCCACAGTTCGTTAAGAACTTCTTCACGGCTGATATCAAGCCGCGCCGCCAGTTCAACAGAATTGGCTTTTCCCATCGCTTTCAGTGCATGCAATACAGTTTCCATCGAAAATTTACCTCGTCAAAAATTCTCACATACCCTGACATCCAACGTTTGACCGCCAGCTCTCCCAGTTAAAATTCACCCAACGACCACCATTCATGGTCATACGGTCCATCACCCGATCTCCGAGGAGTGTGCTCATCGCTGCGTGATTCAGGTTCGTCAGCATTCCGACACTACGCATCGAAGCCGTTCTGCGGTCGACTATCTGGTTCAGCGTGACCTGCTCGTTGCGCGTATCCCGCTGCATGCCAATTTCATCAAGGACCAGAAGGTCAACTCCACAAAGCTCCTGTAAAAATTTTTCCCCGGACTGGCCGTTGTCGTAGCCGTCATGCAACACGCTCATGACATCGGACACGGTGACGATAATCACGCTTCTCCCCTTCGCCATCAGCCGATTGCCAATCGCTGCTGCCAGGTGATTTTTACCGGTACCAGGTTTACCGCTGAACACGAAGTTTGTACATCCGGTCATCAATTCATCGGCAATGGATTTCGCCTGGCTCAGAGCATGGCGCTGACCGTCGTTCTGCACCCGGTAGTTCCCGAATGAGCACTTCCTGTGAAGCGGCTGGATGCCCGCACGGTTCAGGATTTTTTCAACCCGCACCTGATGATTCAGGCGGTTAATCTCCTCGCTGCGTTTTCGTCCTTCAGCAAGTTGCCATTCCCGCCACTCCTCCACCGTCCGGTACGGTGGAACCGCCCCCTGTGGTGCAAGTCTGCGAATACGTTCAAGAACCCCAACTGCCGCAATGTTTTTCATGACACGTCACCCCC